AGCCCAGGGTCTAGCCGCCATTGGAAACTGCATCTTATGGTGACGCACCCACAGCTTGAGGATCATTTCATCCTTTGTAGTGGTAGCACCTGACGCACTGTCATGGGTATATCCCATATCTTTGAAGCTATCTGGTATTGTCATTTCCTGTTCCTTATGATGGTTCGTTCCACCTTGTTACATCATTAATTGACAATGTGTCAATGGTCAAGTAAAGTTTTTTTATGAAGTTAAAACATTATCTAAGAAGCAATAGGATCAATCAAGCACAGTTCGCAAAGCGTTGCGGATTGTCTACGGCTACTATTTCACGCATCATATCAGGTGAAAGGCAGCCTAGCTTGAAAGTAATGCAGATAATTTTTAGGGCTAGTAATGGAAAGGTAACAGCAAATGACTTCTTTACATACTGATTGTTTTAGATGCAAAGGCAAGGGCTGGATATATGTACGCAATGTCTTTGACCCAACAGGCACTGATGTAGTGTCTGACACTTGCTATGATTGCGATGGCACTGGCAAAGAGACTGTTAAAGATGAGGAATTATTGGAGCAGATAACAAATGCAGGGGCAATCAAATGAAAAGAAGTTTCCTATCATCTGTCGCTACAGCCATAAAGATCAACCTGTTCCTGATGGCTGGGAATTTGGCCTTTGTGGCGGTCATCATGGTTACAATGGGTATGGTATCTTGACTAGACAGAAAGACGATTTCTATCCTACGCCGCCAGAAGCCGTAGAAGCCCTTATAAAGGCTGAGAGGCTACCAAATGATATATGGGAGTGCGCTTGCGGTGATGGGGCTATCAGCAAGCCTCTAATCGCCAGCAATCACAATGTCATATCTACAGACCTAAACAATTATGGCTATGGCAAGTCAGGCGTGGACTTTCTCATGGAGTTTAAGCCACTTGCGCCAGCCGTTGTAACTAATCCACCTTACAAGCTGGCTAATGAGTTTATCATCAAGTGCATGGACATGAAGCTGCCATACTTTGCAATGCTATTAAGACTAGCCTTTCTGGAAGGTAAACAGCGTAGGCAAGAGATATATAATAGGCAACCGCCAGCAAGGGTTCATGTTTTCTCTGAACGCCTAACTATGTGGCGTGGTGATGAGGTGCAGCCAGAAGGTTCATCAGGGTTTATAGCCTTTGCATGGTTTGTCTGGGAACAGGGCAAGACAGATACGAGACTGTCATGGCTCTAAAGATATTAGATTTATTTAGTGGCATAGGTGGGTTCAGTTATGCCGCAGAAAGGCTGGTAGGTGGCTTTGAAACTATAGGTTTCTGCGAAATAGACCCTTACTGCCAGAAAGTATTGAAGAAGCATTGGCCTGATGTGCCGATACATGATGATGTAAAGGAACTAGCAGATGACGCAGATAGATTTAGAGGATTGGTTGATGTCGTATGCGGTGGATTCCCCTGCCAGCCCTTCTCGCTTGCAAGTGCAAACCGAAAAGGACAGGAAGATGACCGCCACCTCTGGCCTCAAATGCTACGAATTATCCAAGCTACAAGGCCAAGATTCGTTATTGGAGAAAATGTTGCTGGTCACATCACCCTGGGCCTCGACACTGTGTTATCTGACTTGGAAGCAGAAAACTACACCGCAAGGGCGTTTGTTATTCCAGCTTGTGCCAAAGATGCGAAGCACAGACGAGACAGAGTTTGGATTGTGGGCTACACCGAACACTATGGATCATCTGCCACAGAGGTCAGAGGAAGCAATGCAAAGGATGAAGGAAGGCCACAGAAAGGGCAGAAGCAAGCCAAGCAATCTGAGGGAACAAGTAGACCCACAAGTGATGCAGTTTTGGAGAACGCCAACAGCGGCAAACGGCAGTCAAGGGCCGAAAAGCAAGGAGCATTACGAGAAGTGTTTAAAGACAGGCGAGAGCATGATTACTCTGGTGGATCAGGCGAGGCATACACCGCAGATGTTACCAACACCGACAGCCAGAGACTACAAGGACAACGGCAAAAGCCCAGCAGAACTAGCAAGAAACAGCGTGACACTCGCAACCCATGCTGGTGGTCAACTGAACCCGACTTTCCTAGAGTGGCTAATGGGATTTCCAATCGGGTGGACAGAATTAGATCATTAGGCAATAGCATAGTGCCACAAGTAGCGGCAGAGATATTCATAGCAATAAAGGCAATGGCAGATGGGCAAGAAAAGTAGAGACAAGGGTGCAGCATTTGAACGCTGGCTGGTTAATGAGATCAAGGATCATCTGGGTGAGCAGATGCCAGAGACACGGGTACAGCGCAATCTCTCTCAATATCAGACCAAAGGGCAGTCAGATATTATAATCCCTGGCTTTGCCATAGAAGCAAAAGCCTATGCAAAAGGCTATACCCATAAGAAAGATTGGTGGGTACAAGCCTGTGAACAATCTGGGGATTTAGAGCCTGTCCTTGTGTATAAGTATGACTATCAAGAGCCTAGAGCCGTCATTTCTCTGTCAGTCATAAGCAAAGACTATGACTATACAGACATGATTTGCACCATTTCTCTGCCAGATTTGTTTTATATCATTCGTGAAAAACTTGCTGAACAGGGGCTTGGCGAAAGCAAAAAAATATGATATTTAGATTTTTCTAAACATTGCCCTGCGGCATACACTGCTTGAGCAGTGATACATAACTTACTTTTATTTATATATAAAAAAAACAATGCTCTGCATTTCTGCAAAGCATTGCTTCACTGCCCTGCGGCATTGCTTAGTTATACTTGCCTTTGCCTCTCTGCATGGCAGCTTTTATTGTTGATGAAGGAACAGAAGTGCCAGTGCCTCTGCGCTGTTCTGTTTGATACTTCCAGAAATAAATCAGCCTTTCTCTGCTAGTCTTTAGCATCTGTTCAAACTGTTTTACCGTCATTTCCAGCCCTTCCCTACTGTAAAGCCACTTGCAAGGGTTACACCATGCAAGGCTGTTTGTATTATGTTTTTATGTTCTGGGCTTTCCCCATCAATAGGCAAGCCAGCTTTTAAAAACAGCTTATGAATCTTTCTGCGCTTTGCCATACTGCAATCGCGCAAGTAATGGCGGTATTCATAATTCCAGAAGTAAGCTATTCCCAAATAACTCTCTGTTCCTATGAAAGTTTTATCCAGACTGTTTAGCCCTTGATAAGCCTCAAAGCTAATTTCTCTGCTATTCAGATCTATAATTGCATTGCTAGTCATTTCTCTGATCCTCTCTCTCTATCTGCTTAATAAACGCAATAGCTTTTGCACTGGCAAAGGGATCTTTCTCTGCCCAGCTTCATAGTAAGATATTGCTCTTGGTGTTACGCCTAGCAGATCAGCCATAGCCGCTATGGTTAATTGCAGCCTCTCTCTCTCTGCGCGAAATTCTTGTGGTGTTATTGGTTTGGTCATGTTATACCTTTCTGGCGGTTTTGATCCACCGCTTGCTAGTCCCAGGGGCAGTTATGTTTTGCATAGCTGCCCCTTTCTCTTTCAGTCTGTTACCTGTTCAACAATTAATTGAGGCGATTTGCCCAATTCTTTTCCTGGCAGTGTTTTCCAGTACGTCATGCCAAGATCTGCAATTTTTTGCGCCTCTTTCTCTGTTTCTATTGGATTAAACAGGCCACAAACTATTCTGCCAGTATCTTTTATCTTTACTACATACATTTTATTGACCCTTTCTCTGCTAGTCTTTAAAATGTTCGGGATAAAGATCAATAAACATTGATCTGCCTTGTCCGTCTTTCATGCCTATTTCATAAGAAAAATAGCCATTGTCTCGCAATTCTTGTTCAACACAATCCGATCTGTTTATTTCAGATGCAATGCCATTAGCCCATAGGTCAAAAATTCTTGGATTCTTTTCTTGGTTATCATCAATCCATTTTTGGATATGATAAACACCTTCAACATTTACAAACATTAGCTTGATCCTTTATTGCTAGTTATGCCATTATTGGCGATTTAAGCTGTTTTAAGGCTTATCACTGCCTTGCCTAGTGTATCAGTACCAGACAAGGCAGAAATAAGGCTTACACGCTATGAAAACGCGATTAAACAGAAAACCATTGAACCGATCAGCATTGTAAAAAATAACAGGCTGATCACTGCCTCAAACATAAACTCTTTAATAGTCATGGCCTGGTCTCCTTTAAAAATCATTATTCTGATCGCCATGTATCGGCTGGCCATCACTTATTTGCGCCATTAAGATAAAATCATCGTCAATAGCGCAGCCGCCATCATGGGTTATCCATTCACCATGCCAATCTAATCCGATAATATTATCTCTTATTTCACCTGTAAAAATATCAGGCGTTTCTGATTCTATGGCTGGGTTTTCTACACTGAATCCGCAATTATCCGTAATGACTGCATAATGTTCACAGTGATCATCCAGCCTGAACAGCTTGGCATCGGTATATCCACCCCTAACATCTGCGCCACCGTGTATTTGGATTAGCACATAATTACCGCCATCAATACACAATGATCCGCCATTTAATTCCAGATCAGTACCTTGCAAAACTTGGCTGAAATTATTTTCCCAGTTATAGGTATTCCAACCGTCATTGGTTGCTGAAAAGCCTTTATCTGCCAGCCATTCGGACTGATCCCTGCTAACCCCGTAATAATCGCCTTGCCAATCATCGCAGGGCATTGCGTTAAATTCGCGGCATAAATCATCAAGTTCTAAAATGCCGCTAGTCAATTTATGGAATATTGAAACATCAATTTCAGGCGTTGCGGTTGTTATTCTGCCGCCATCATCGCGTTCTATACCATAAAAGCATAATGTAGCGGCTGGCTCATTTTTAAAATCATTAAGAGAACGGCCCTGATTGCGTTGCCAGTTTCTACCGTTATCGCCACCGCTATCCAGCATATGACTACCAGTGTTTTCTGTTATCATTTCAAATATTGTTTGCTCTATTGTCTTTTTCATAGCCTTGATCCTTTTCTGTTTGCTATGTCTGGCATTATTGCCAAGTAATAACCGAACATTGCCCGATCATTACTAGGCAAGGCTGGCAAGGCCAGCCAAGCCTTGTTTGTTTATGCCTTCATAATCTCATAACTTGCCATAAATTCATGGCGTGATGGATATTTGATCCAGTGTTTATCAGTCTGGAATAGATGATAATCACCATCACGATCTTGGGCTATGACTACGCTATTCCAAGGCCTTTCAAGATTGTTTGCAGTTTGTAAGCATTTATGAAGGCCGTCATAACTGCCAATAAAACAGCCATTATTGTGATTGCCTATAATTTGTGGCGTTGTGTTTGTATGATACCAGATTCTATTTTGTGCCATTGTTTTGATCCTTTAATTGGTTACTGGATGAAAAGAGAAAAGCCAGCCAGTTAGTCTGATCATTTCCTGATCGTCATGGCAAAAAGCCATAAAATAGCCGTCCATATCAGTATTAGGTGCAACTGATATATGCAAATCATAGCAATCTGATTCTGCTATATATTCGATCCAACCGTTTATTGTGGCTTCATTATCGCAAGTAATATTCATAGTCTTGATCCTTATTGCTAGTGTTTATTATATCTGTAATTCAGAGGCTAAATGCTGCACCAGCTTTTCATGGGCTGGATCTTTTGGTGACATATCTTTATTGGTAAGCGCAAAATAGATATCAAAGATAACGTGAAACTCTGGCTCTGACATTTCATCAAAGGATATGTGCATTAAAGCATTATATGTTTCGGGTGATAATTTCATAGCGTTGATCCTTATGTTGTTTGCTAGTCTTTCCCCATAGATATAGAACGCTGTTCATATTGTCAACAATAAAAATAAATGCTATTTGTTATTGCAAACATTGCTTAAGCAAACATTGCCAGCAATGCTTCACTGCTTCCCCTTTATATATAGTAATTGATTGCAAGCTGCCTGGCCTTGTTTGGTTTGCTTGTTTGATTGTGTTTGATTTCCACATATCTCGCACATACAAACGGACATTGATTCGCATGGCATTGCTTGCTGTTTTGCCAGCTTGTTTTGCTTGCCTATGGGGGGCTTGTTTGTGGTGGCACACCCCCAGCTAGGCCAGCCACTCTATCGATGTGTTAAATACTACATTTACACACACAGCCTAACTTACTATGCTATAGCAGAGGATTACATGGCAAAGCTGACTACGCAGAGAATAGATGCACTGACTGCAAAGATTATGGATGGTCATAGTCTTGCTAGGGCTTGTGCTGAGTTAAAGATAAGTCGTGCTAATATTTATAGCCGTATGGCAGAGGATGCTGACTTAGAGAGGCAGATAAGGGTTGCCCAGCAGCAGAGTGCTGAGAAGGCTGTAGAGGAGTTGGATGAGTTATATCAGCAGAGGTTACGGGGTGAGAAGGACTACGACCCTAATGTGTTGAGGGATTATGCTACTCATGTTAGGTGGAAGGTTGGCAAGCTGATGCCTGATAGATTTGGTGATCAGAAGAACAGGGCTGGTGTAGAGATAGGCGATGGCACTGTTCGGATAGTTTGGGAGACTAATGCAGATTAAAATCCCTTACAAGCCCAGAGAGTTACAGGCTGAGATGCACCAGAGTGTTAAGCGTTGGAACGTGCTGGTGATGCACAGACGCTTTGGCAAGACTGTTTGGGCTGTTAATCATTTAATAAAGCATTGTCTGACTTGTGAGTTGCCAAGACCTAGAGTGGCCTTTGTTGCCCCTACCTTTACGCAAGCCAAGCGAATAGCTTGGGATTATGTAAAGTATTATGCTGGCGTGATACCAGGTGTTACCTTTAATGAAACAGAACTGAGAGTAGACTTTCCTAATGGTGGGCGGTTAATGCTCTTGTCTGCTGAAAACCCTGACAGCCTTCGTGGTATTTACTTAGACCTATGCGTGTTTGATGAATTTGGTATGCAGAACCCTAGGGTATGGGGCGAGGTTGTTAGACCAGCACTATCCGATAGACAGGGTGGTGCTGTTTTTTTAGGTACACCAGCAGGGCATAATCATTTCTTTGATTTATTGGAGCAAGCAAAGAAAGAGACAGCTAACGAAAGTGACCAGTGGTATTGGAAGATAGTTAAGGCTTCTGAGAGTAAGTTAGTGCCAGAAGAAGAACTGGACGCGGCTCGTTCTATGATGACACCAGAACAGTATGAACAGGAATATGAGTGTTCCTTTACTGCCGCTATTGTAGGAGCGTACTATGGCAAGTTGCTGGCTGATGCCGATGATAATAACAGAATTACTAGAGTGCCGTATGATCCTGCTTATCCTGTGCATACAGCGTGGGATTTGGGTATAAACGATAGTACAGCTATATGGTTTGCCCAGATATTTAGAGGCGGTGCGGTTCACGTTATAGATTATTATGAGAATGGTGGTGTGGGTTTAGACCATTACGCAGAGGTTTTACGGAAAAAAGATTACCACTGGGGCGATCATCTTGCACCGCATGACATCGAGGTTCGGGAACTTGGTAGCGGTAAATCAAGGCTAGAGGTGGCTTTTGGTTTAGGTATTCGCTTTAGGGTTATGCCTAAGATGAAGATTATTGATGGTATCAATGCGGCTCGTATGATGTTGCCTAAATGCTACTTTGATAGAGATAAGACGCATGAAGGCGTAGAGATGTTAAGACAATATAGGCAAGAGTTTGATGAAAAGAAAAAAGTTTTCAGAGATCATCCACGCCATGACTTCACAAGCCATGCTGCGGATGCGTTTAGGTATTTGGCTATTGGGTTGGAGAATAAACAAACTATGGTCAAGTCTCCGCAACAAATGGCGGTGAATGATTACGATCCTTTTCGTT